CCTGCCGGGCTTGCCCAGCATGGCGTCAGCCACATCCTTGAACTGCGCGTACTCAGGCGGGATTGGTTTGTTTTCTTTTATATAGAGTTCCAACGCCTCGTGGACTTGGTTGCCGTAGCGCGTTGCCTCTGTCTCTTGGAACGGGTAGTTCTTCAAGACCTTGACCTCGTGGTAGCGGCGAGCGCAGCCCTCAAAGTCTTTGAGGGAAGAGTGTGACCATGCTGGTTTTTTCATTTATCAAACCTTTTCTTTGCTAGCTCAGGGTACTCCAACAAGAACTCTGCGAACTGCTGGAACTCTTCTTTTGGCACCAGCTTGAATTTTGTTTGGCCGTCTTTGTGCATGGCAATGAAGATGCTGATCCCGTTGACGATAGCGTCACGCATGAACGCTTCTCCCACGTCTTCCCAAAGCTGGTCGTTCATTTGAATTTTGCCGTGTTGATTGCCTTGGCAAGGCGGTTGGCAAACCGGGTCACGAACTTCTCGTTGTTGTACAGGTTGCTGCCCATGTCATAGAGGATCGCATGGGTCAGTTCGTGCCAGAACGTATCGCTGATCTCGTCGTTGGTGTACGGTGTGTTAGTCACGTTGCTCTTCTTGGCAATCTCAATGGACCCGGTACCGTAGTACACGTAGCCCATCATGGCCTTGCGCTCCATGGTCTCGACGATCTCCACCGAATACCACCGGTCACCGACTTTTACTTTCTTAGGCAATTCCATCTGCTTCTCCTTGGGTTACTTGTTTTGCATATGACGAAGAGTCTGAACCAAAAGCCGGGCTTCCACCACAAGCTCTAGCGCTTTCCCTTCTGCCTCTGCAAGCGTGCGGTGCAGACATGCATCGTGCACCTCTTTAGCCAGCCGCTCAATGTCCATCAAGGGCGTGGCGTAATCAATCAGAACATCTTCTTTCATCAGTTCTTCGCTAGTCCATATCGACGGTGAACACCACCGTCAGCGGCCAGAGGTAGCCCCGGCAAGTAACTCGGCTCCACGGTCATCTGCGCGAGGACCCAAGTCTTCGCGGTAGCTGCCTCATCATCGGGCACAAGAGCAATTAGCTCGTCATGCACCGTGCCCACCACGGGGTAACGTCTGTTCACCCGCAGCATCCCATCTGTCATCACAATCCGCGCAGTGCCCTGCACCACGTTGTTCGTGATCTTTCCACCGTACAGGGGCGTGGCCTCCGGCCCATACACCCATCGCTTGCCACCCTTTTCATCCTTCTCTTGACGCAGATTGGGATACAGGATGCGCATGCCGTTCGGCAGTACGATCTCCTCCTTTCGGAAGGTGAGACATTTATACACGATCTGCTCGCCCCCGGCAAGACAGTGCACCAGCAGCTTCTCCATCATGCTCCAGAAGGTCTTCACCGGCCATGCTGCAGCGCGGTATTTGTCGATGATGGCCTTGGCGGCGACACAATGGATGAGGAGTTCTTGGTCTGAACACGTATGGGGAATTTCTTGCATCCGGGCAACCCATGCTGGAGCCTCTAAAAAATACTGAATCCCGTCGCCCGTGACCCCCAGCTTCTTGGCGTCGTCCTTTGTATAGCGCAGCGGGGGTGCTCCGAGGAAGCCCACCAGAAGCTGCTGCGCGAAGCTTGCCCACCCCAGCCCGTAGCCAGCCCCCAGCAGCGCGCTTTTTGCACTTTGTCTTTCGACGGGATGGGTGTCTTTGGTCATGCCGGGGATGTTGAACATCTGCGCCCCGAACTGGGCGTAGGGGTCTGATCCGGTCTTAAAGATAGCTAGCAGCTCCTCGTAGTCAGCCAGCCACGCCAGCACACGCGGCTCGATCTGCGAGAGGTCGCCCACCGCCAACTGGTAGCCCTCGGGGGCCATGATCGCCTTGCGCAGGAAGCTGCCGCGCTTTAAGTTCTGCATGTTGATGGCGCTGCCCTTGCTGGCCGTCCAGCGGCCTGTGGCCGCTCCGTAATAGCTTAGTGGTACAGGCAGGCTGCCCCGGTTGGCGATGTCGTAGAAGCGTTGTGCCCGGGTGCGCTCGGTGGTGGACTTGACCTTCAGCCTTGCCTCGCACAGGGCGGCGACTTCGTCGTTAGAGGAGTTCAGTAGCGCTTGGAACAGCGCGTCATTCTTGGCAAGGGCCAGCGTCATCTTGCCGGTGGTCTTGCTCTTTTTCTTGGGAGGCTCAACGCCCAGCTTTTGCAGCAGCGCCGCAAACTTCGGGTTGGATGCAAGGTCCGCCTCTTCTATCCCCAGCTTGGCAAGCAGCCCTTCCCGGCTCTCCTTCTCATACTCGATGGCATCGAGCAGCATGTTTTTATCTAGCTCAAGCATCGGGTTGGTGTACATCTTGAGCGTCATGTCGATAAGGCGTAGCTCCTTGGCAGGGTATCCACGCACCAGCCGTTCGAATATTGCTTCACATAGAAAGACGTCGTGTCGGCAGTACGCAGCAAGTTCGGCCTCAATCTCAGAATCCAACTCACTGAGTCCATCCGTTGAGTGAACGGCTTTCCCTTTTTCGGGAAGACCAAAATCGTTTGCGAGTCTCGCGAGGGAATTGCCAACCTCCACGCCGCGTAAAGCTCGCGCCATTGATAGGGTGTCGAAGATGAAGGCGGGACGTACACCGAATCGCCAGCCCATAATTGATACATCGAACTGTGCGTTATGGGCAAGCACTGCGGTTCTTCCCCAGTCTCCAGCAAAGAACTCAGGTAGGTCATCTCCTCTAACCCATCGAGTTGGCTCGTCGCTTCCGTATACATGGACGCAAGCTCCGAAGGCTTTGAACCTTTCATCTCTTATGTACTCCTCGGTTGTCATCTTCGACAGCGTATAGCCCTTGCTGGACCAGCGCGTCTCGAAGTCGATTGTCACTATCTGATCGTACGGCTTGCTCAATTAAATAACTCCTTGGGCGGTGCATCGGACACAACGGACTCTTGCACGTACTCGTTCACCGCGCCCAGCAGTGTGGCTGCGTCCATCTCATTGGTGTTGACCGCCATCACCTTGAACCGCTCGTACGGTTCTTTGCCGATCAACACCATGCCATGGATGTCGTCGTGTAGGTAGCACTGGAGCAGCTCCGAGATGACGATACGCAAGTGTTCGCGTTGGTCTTCCGTCATCTTGCTCAGCGCTGCATCCATCTCTTCCGCGCTTTTTATAAACATAACAGTCTTTCTTTCAGTGTTTTCAAATTGTCCTCCCGCGCCACGAACACGAACCCACCAGCGGCACAGATTGCGTCAAGCTCGCGCTCTTGCAGCGCCGTGGTCTTGCCCTTGCCAGCCTTGCACTCGATGGCTACGAACTTGCCGTTGAAGCAAGCGATGATGTCCGGCACACCTGCGCGCCCCATCCCTGCCATGAACGGCGAGAAGTGGTAGATGCGTAAGTCGTCCAGCAGTTTCTTGACTGCGGCCTTGACCTTGCCTTCAGGCGTCATTGCCACGTTCCACCTCCCGCAGCTTTTGCATGTAGTGCCGGGCCTTGCCCGCGTCGTCGCTGCCGTCCTTGCGTCCGGCGCGCAGGCTGTACTTGATGATGTTGCCCTTGAGAAAGCCCACGAACTCCTCGTGCGTGAGCACAGATTCCATCACATGCCAAGGCTGGATGGGCATGTCCTTGTAGTGGTTGCCGCTGACCTGCAGGTCATCAGCGCTGGTTCCGTTCAGTCCGTCGTAGAGATTCATAGTAGTGCGTCCTCATAGTCACTTAGGGGTTTTTGCTTTTGGCTTTGCTTTCGGTGCAGCCACTCCAGCACCGTCGCGTCCGCTCTTTGGAACGGCCACCACTGGCCGCTTTGGAGCGCGCTTAGCTCCGACTGCTGCGATGGACTCCACCGTGGTGAACCTGTGCGTGTCGGTGCTATCGCACTCTCGCCTGCGGTAGCTGGTGTTGGTAATCTCATTGTGGCGTGTCTCCAAAATTACTGTGGGTTTCCCACACACAGGACATTTCATAGCGTTTGTCCTGCCCGTGCGAAGATGTTGAACTGCTTAACGCTGATGAAGCGTTGCTCGCCCGAGATGTTGCCGATGTCTTTGCCCTTCTCACGTTCGCGCTCGACCACCCTCGTCTGGTTATGCGACAGCGTTGCCGCTGCCTTAACGTGTGGGTCTTGCAGAAAGATGGATGGGCGCGGGTTATCGCGCCAGTGAAACGGGCTGTCCGGGGGGCATTTGCATTTGTATTTCATTTGGTTTTCCTTCTTCGGCTATCAGGTCGTGGGCAATGGGGTGGCGGAGTGACAACACACCAAACAGCGGAGACGCGTTGACCGTGCTTGATCCACCGGTCGATGTACGCATCGGGCATGGAGCGCACGATCCTGCTGATATGTGATTTATCTGTTCCAGCGACTTCTGCAATTTGCAGCACGGTCAGCCCCTCAGAACCACGTAAGACCTCTCGCACTTTGTTGATCCGGACGTTACTGCCCATAGCTCACCGCGAACCAGACCACTGCCCATACAGCCACGACGACGCTCCAGAATTTAATGTTCACCCACAGGTCATGTTCAATCTCGGAGATCATCATGACAAAAGGGATCGTCACCAACAGCAGGACTGCGGTGGCCAGCAAGAAGATGATGATGGCGAGGGTCATTTGTTGTCTCCTCAAAGTTTTAGTCCGGACAATCCCAAGTCGTTGCGTCGTACATGTTCTCGCTCATGTCTTTCTCTCCAGTTGATAGTCGTGAAACACAGTACCCCTGCTCGGGTCGCCACGCTTATGTGAGCGTACCCAGTAACGCTTGCCCGATTTCTTGCGCACGGCCCAGTGCCCTCGCACTTCGTGTTCCCTACACTTCTCGCGCTCTTTATGCGCCTTAACCGAATCCCGTACACGCCTGACTTCGCTGGGGTCGATCACGATGGTCTTCCACTCGTACAGCGGCACTTTCCCCTTGCGCCTGCGCTTCTCGTTGGCGGGGTTGCGTGGGCAAGCGTAGGACTCAACGACGGCTGGTTTCACCACAGTTGTGGCATAGAGAAAGGCGATATATCTAGCGGCGTTTCTTGCTATCCGGTTCGATACCGTTTCTTTACTCCCTAACTGTTTGATTAGGTCTTTCATAACCTGCGGCTCAACTTCGGCGGAGACACTCAGTTCGTTGTTGATGGTTGGATGGTTAGTCACCCGCGCATCAAACGCTGACACCGTGCCGTCTGACCAAAGGGAAACAAGCATCGTGCCACCTTGTCGCTCGATGGTCACTGCGCACTCTGTGCCACCGCCGTACCCGTGGGGAGGAATCATCGCCACCTTCTCGAACATCATCGGCATCTCTTCTATTTGGAAAGAAGCCAAATCGCTCAGGTGCTGCGTCATCTCCGAATCGGGGAAGTCTTTGTCTGTCACGCCTGTTAGGTCTACCCAAGTGTAGTCCGCCGCATCGAACGCAACAAACGAAGCCGCCTTCGCAACTCTCGGGTTCACTTCACCCTCCAGATCGGTTCCCACTGGGTCTCAGGGATTTTCTCCGGGGGCGGCGGGGTCATCGTGGCACTGGGCGGCACCCATCCGAACCTGCGCCATGTGGCTTGCACATCAGCGCCACGTTGGTATTTGAAATCGGGGTGGGTCACATGCGTGGTTGGTTCGACTCGGGTTTGTTCACGTTTCATTTGTTCACCTCAAAAATTTTCTTCAGTTCATCGTACAGATCGCGTGCTTGCAGGATAGAGAGGGTTTCCAGCAAGCCGTAGACAGACCAAGGTTTGGTCGGCATGGGTGCAGGCGCAGGGGAGAGGGCCGCGATCCCCACAGAAGGAGATGACACTGGTCGTCTCTCTTCTTTCACTACCACCTCCACCTTCTTCTTGCGCACATCGACGACGATCTGCTTTTGTTTCTTCTTCATGTTTGTCAGCGTCTTGTGGCTCTTGAGCGGGACGTACTCGGACACAGTCACATGCAACACGCCCTCGTCATCTTTCTGTGCCACACCTTGGCGCAGCATCTGCCCAATCACAGCGGATACCGAGCCGAGCTTGTAACCCTTGCTCACCAGCGCGTCATTGATCTGCTTGCGCGTGCCGGGGTTGTCCCTGATCTCGTTGAACGCAGCGCGGTTGAGGTTGTTGGATACTTGGAATGGGTAGGTCTTGACAGGGGCAGGCGCGGGGGCGGCCTTCTCCTCTTTCTCCCATTGGTTGAGCGCAGCGCGCAGTTGTTCTTGAAGGCTAGCTTGCATTTCACATTCTCCTAGTGGTTAAATTTTTCAGCACAATATCATAAGCCCTAGCGTCATGCAACGTCTACGACAAACCCCGACACATCACGCTTGGCCTTGCCCTTGGCATATAGGGCAACTACTACCCCATGCGGGTCTTCATGGCGCAAGTCCGAGTCGTCCCCGTCCACACAGGTAGTACCGAGGAACTCAGCGGGGATGGAATCCCTGCGCCGAAAGACCACTGCGATCCTGTACCCGTTGTCGATAGCCTTGCGCACGTAGGGCTGGAACTCCACGACACCCGAGTAGGAGAAGGTCAGGTCGTAGTTGGGAATGTGCGCGGTATCGCGGTTGGGAATCTTGGTGTAGTCGTAGAACTGTAGGTCGGGGAACATCTCGAAGATGTTGTTGTAGTACACGCCCTCGTAGTCAAAGCTTGCGATCTCCCACTTGATGTCCGAGGTGCCGTTGAGTCGG